TTTTGTAATGTTAAATCACCTGTAAAATTTCTAAGATATGAAGTAGAACCATCATGGTATATTTGTAAATCTTGACCAGCACCTAGTCTAATTCTTTCATCATCACCTAGGTCTATTTGGTCGGCATATACCACACCATCTATGTATAAGTCTTTCCATTCCTGTGAAGAACTGCCAAGGTCATAAGTATTGTCATCGTCTGGAATAATGTTTGAATCTATATCAGCTCCAAAAGAAACTGTGTCGGTTGCTGCGTTACCAAAGGTTAGATTACCGTTGATAGTTGCGTTACCGGTGACTGTTAGATTGCCTGAGACTGCAACATCATTAGTAACATTTAAATTACCTGTTGGGATATCAACTCGACCATCATTTCTAATACTAAATAATGAAGTTCCTCCAGAGTTTCTAGCAATTAAAGCATGAGCAGAACTATCTGCTGATGAACCATTTATTTGTAATCTAGCTCCCGGAGAGGTTGTTCCTATACCAACATTACCAGAGGTAGCTAGTGTCATTCTAGTAGTACTATTAGTTTTTAAATCTAATCTTGAATTTGTTGAAGTACCTAAAACACCTGCTGATGCTTGGGCTTGGGCAAACACTACTGCTCCACTTGCTCTTTCTATTTTAAGGTCTGCATTACCTGTATCTTTGATGTGTAGGTTTTCGTCAGGTGAATTAGTCCCAATACCAACATTACCAGCACTATCTATTCTTACTCTTTCGGTATTACTTGTACCAAAAGTAATGTTTCCAGCTTCTCTATTATTTATTGTAAATGTACTACCAGATGTTACTAAAGCTATACCATCACTAGCAGTTGTTCCAGTTGTTGAATTAGTAAATTTAATTTCAGAATTATTAGTGTCGTGAATATGTAATCCTGAACCACCTGACTGCAAAGCTGGTGCAGTAGAGATTCCTATACCTATATCACCATTCGGAACATTAAAATTATTACTTGCATCAATAAATGCTGATATTGTATTGTAAGCTCCGTTGGCATCTGTATCTTGTAAGAAATATAAAATACCTCCATTTTGTCCTACGTGCCAAGCATTAGATGCCTCTGTATCTCTAAAATAAACTGATGGATTTGTTCCTGATATAGAAACACCTTTAAAGGCTTGTGATTGACCTGTTACTGATATATGACCTGTAACATCTATACCATCTTGACTTGTGGCTAGTTTGGCTGCGTTGTTGTGATAAAGAGTGACTGCACCATCTTGTGCGAATGTTGCCATATTTTCAGTTAAAGCACCATTCATAATTCTTAAGAAATCTGAACCTATACCAAGTTCACCAGTACCAGTGTCTGATATATAACTATTAGAACCATTGTGATAAATCTCTAAATCATTACCAGTACCAAAGTAGGCTTTAGAGTTGTCTGGGAAGTTTAAGTGGTTACTACCAAATGTCCAATAATCATTGGTTTCATTCCATAGTAGTGAGACATTAGTTGACGTACCTCGTTCTACTTCGATACCACCATTCTGTGATGGTGTCCCTGTCTCATCTGAATTAAGAACAATAATGTTATCACCGATATTAACTTCATTACTGTTGACTGTAGTTGTAGTGCCGGAAACAGTTAGATTACCACCAACAACAACGTTGCTTGTCGTAGTTACTGTGGTAAAAGTACCAGCTGCTGCTGAGTTAGCTCCAATGACTGCACCGTCTATTGAGCCACCATTGATATCGGCAGTGTCGGCTACTAAGCTATCAATATTAGCTGTGCCATCTATAAATAAATCTTTAAACTCTAAAGAGCTTGAGCCTAGGTCAATGTCGTTGTCGGTGACTGGTAGGATAGCTCCATCGGCTATGTAGAGCTGTTGAGTTGATGTCCCTGAGACATCTATCCAAAATTCTATGTGGTCATTGGTTGTATCTATTAAAATTTTGTTGAGTGGTGTTACTAAACCTGCATCACCTATTAGGCCGATAACTGGGCCTTCAGCAGCTGTGCCATCGTGTTTGTGTCCTGAAGTATTACTAAATACTGCTAATAACTGGTCATATTCGTTATTAAATAATGCTGCTGTAATGGTATCGCCATCACTAAAAGTACTTTGTCGGATATATCCTGCCATTCTTATCTCCTACCTGAAGGTATATAATCTACATAGAATCCATTCACGATATAAGGTGCATTGGAATCATTGCTTGAGAATCTAAAATTGTTACTGTGGCCACTACCAACTAGTGATTCTCTAACTAGTGGTTGTTCAGCTGCACCAAAAATTGCTGAGCCAAATATAGCATTACTAAATGTTGCTGGTTCTGGTACTGAGTCTAATAAAATACTGTCTGGTTGTGGGACATCAAGATTACCAAAATCAAACTTAACTGTTAGTGTTGGTTGCACTGTCCCTTCTGGTGTTATAGATATCTTAATGTAATGCAAAGTTTTTAAAGTACCAAAGTCACCATAATCATAGTCTGGTGTTTCATAAATAGCATTTATGTTAGAGCCATCAAAACTATGACCAACATCATGGGTATAAACAAACCCATTAGTATCACCATGGTAATAAACCTCAACACCATTTTGGTCAAAGTTTGAATTAACGTCTGTTACTTCCAAACCTTTTGTTTCAGACCATTGAAACCCATTAGGTCTTAATGTGCCAATAATCCCTTCTTGAGCTGAATTAACTGAGAGAGGATTAGTATAATACAATCTATACTGTGACTTTTCTCGTATAACCAAACTAGTTACAGTAAAGTCATCAATGTTTCGAGCTAGGTCACTAAGCAAAGGTTGTATTTGTTTTGATACTGTGCCTAGTTCCACGTCACCAATTCTAGCAGTACCAGCAACTGTTCTAATACCATCTGGTGCTAGAAAGACTAAGTCACCACCAATCTCTTGAATACTGTAGCCACTTAAGCACCCTACGTTTTCTGTAATAGGGTCTATTCTAATATTTGATGAATCATTAATATTAATTAGTTTATGAATACTGTTTTCACAAAACACAATTAAGTCTTCACGGAAACCTTTAATACCAACTACTTGGTCTGATATGGTTACTGAACCTGCTCCTGAGCCTGTAAAGTTATCAGGGTCATTATACACACTGTAGTAAACTGTACTTAAATTGTTTTCTACTCCTGCTGCTATTAAGTGATGGTCATGGACTGTAATGTGTTTGACTCCATTAGTACCATCAACAGTAATCTCAGCAGCAAAAAATGTTCTGGTATTTAAGTTACCAGACCCTTCCATTCTAAAGCTATAAACTTTATTAGCTCCATCGGCTATTAGTAGTTCACCATATTCAAAAGTTGCACCTTCAAATAAAGCAAAACTACATTGTCCTTGTCCTGTTCTATTTAAAACACTACGACCTGTAAAGGTTGTGTAGTTATCACCACTGTTTGATACTGAGCTGCGATTAATTTGTAGCCAAGTAGCTCCATCATTACTAAAGTAAATATCATCACTAACACAAGCAACAACTCCATCAGCATAAGGAAAGACTCCTAGTATGGTTGCTGTACTACCTGCTGGTTGTGCTGGAGTAACATCACCAACTTTATATTTAGTGTACCCATTTATTCTACGATACCCACCTTCAATAGAGACTTCAAAGTTTTGTAGTCTAGAAGCAACCCCGGGAGTTTTTAATAAGTCAATAGAGTTTGATGAGGTTACAAGACCACCATCACATGCAACTGTATAAGGTTGGGAACGTGCCATAAATTAAAAATATCTTCTATCATCAGTCATATACTTAGGCTGAGGATTCATTAAGTTTGATTTCATGCTCTTCATAGCTTTTCTAAAATCATCTAAAGCAAAAGCTGCTTGTTGTGGTGATTCTTTAAACTGCCATACATAATATCTAACTCGTGAAGTTATAACATTACTATATTGTTCTGGGAGGACTATAGTGTCACCATGAGCTGATAAAGCTGTTGGCTTATTAAAAGCATAAAAATGTATATTATAAACTTTATCAGGTATCGGACTTAGTCCAAACTTTCTACTATCTGGAGATTTAATAACATATCTAGGTTCTCCATACACCTGTCCATCAGCATCGTCTGCATTTTCTGAGTCTCTATAGTTACTCTTCCAATCAGCCAATGTTAAAAACTTTAAACCTTTAGAAACATAAGGAGCTGATTCGCCTGACACATTAATAGTTGTCATATAAAAATCATCCCAATCTATTGAAGCATAGTCATCAGCTAAACTAGAACTACCAGCTTTTAATAAGTACCATCTAGTACCTGCAACACTAGGAACAGTTACATTACCATAAAAAGGGTCAGTAGCTCCACTAAGACCAGCAGATAAAAAAGGTAGCTGAGGTTCTTCATTAGCAATATCAAAGATTGCTTTATTAACCATATCTTTAACAAAAGCTTGAATACCTTTAGCATTTGCAAAAGTTGATGTTGTTAAAGGAACTTCATTCAGTTCTCGTAATACTTCGTTAGTAATTTCTAAATATGTGTTTGCCATTATTTTTTATGTTTCTTTTGAATTTCAAAGTTAGCTGATAAACTTGCTCCTTTATGTGGCACAAACTTACCAGTATGTTTCATAAGCTTATAAGACTTACCGGACTTCATCCAGTGATAGCCTTTAGGTGCTTTAACCTTCATTATTTCTCGCCTTCTATTTTCATGGTATTCATACCAGCCATAGAACTGCATTTATTTTCCATATCATAAATAGAAGCAAAGCCACCTTTATTGTATTTAACTCTACCTCCACCCATCATTTTTTTCTTTTTAGACATACCACCGTACATCTTTTTGTCTCTTTTTTTATCTCCGTAATGCATAATCTCTCCTATAAAAAATGGAAGGCTCCGAAGAGCCCTCCGAAGTATCGTTAGTCTACTAGGTAGAAAGCTGATACTAAAGCTTTTGGTCTAAGAACTTTTGCTCCATAGACGTGTAACCCTCTAACAATGTCACCGAAGGAATCAGGGTCTCTGATAACTTCTGTTGATGTAATTGTTTGAGCAGTTGACACTGCAGACATGTGTCCAGCTAGGACTTTACCTGTAGCATTTGAAGTTGATGCAATGTTATTTGATTTGTACATTGAAAAACCTCTTAGTTTACCACTAGATACTAAGCCATTTCTAATTGAACCTTGTCCAGCATTAAAGTCTACTGACAATAGTTTTGAACCTGACTGTGATAGTTCCTCGTAAAAACTTGGAGGAGCTACAAAATATCTACCTTCTTCAGGGACATTTTGGTCATCAAGTAATCTTGCCATTCTAGCCATAAGGTCTAAAGCATCCACACCTGTTCCGTCTGAACCTAATAGGTCAACAGAATTTGTTGCGTGAGACATAGTTGCATCAGCTGTTGCACTGTCAGAACCAATGATATGGTCTGGTGAACTTGAAGATACTCCTGCGAACATCTTAGCTAAAACACCTTCGTCAAAAGCATCTCTTAATGAGTATGCTGCTGAAGATGTTGCAACTTCTTTAAAGTTGACATGTGACATTTGACTCTCAATATCATCTACGATGAATTTGAAAGCATTAGCTGTATCTACGATAAGAGTTGTTTCTGCATCTGTAAGAACTGTTTTTGTTACATCTGCTCCTCTTTCGTACTGATACACTGTAATTTCTGGTTCGTTAATTATCTTAACAGTGTCTCCAAATCCTGAAATCTCACCTGCGTAATCTGTGTTTGTAATTGCTTCGACAACAGAGGCTTTCCTAAAAAAGTTTAAAACTTTCTTGGAATAAATTTCAGGTAGAAAGGCATTGTTACTAAAGTTAGAGCCAGAACTTTGTGCGAAATTTTGGTCGCTTTGGTTATAAGCCATTTTTCTTTCCTTTAATTATTAAAAAGTTTATCTTTGAATTCTGCCTTCATGCATAGCTTGACTAATCTCTTCTTCGTATTTGTCAAACTCATCCATGCTCATAGCAGAAATCTCCTTAGTAGTCCAAACTTTCTCTTGCTTAGGTTCAACACTTGTTGTTTTAGTTGATACCATATCAGCAGCAGAAGATTTGGTCTTTCTAGAATTTGACTTCTTCGGTTTGGAGTCCATACCAATATCTCTTTTGAATAAATCTATAGCTCTTGAAGCTAGGTCAGCATCATCAGCATTTTTATATACCCAATCTTGGATAGATTGTGGCTGTGATTTTGCCCAGTCGTGAAAGTCATCACTGTTTCTGATATCTTCAAAATCAGGATGTCTGTCGTTCAATCGCTTTTCAGCATCTTTACGAACAAGTTCTTTTTCTCGTTGCTGGAGAGCTTCTAACTTAGCTTCAAGGTCTTTAGACCTTTCAGAAGCTTGTAAGTGTGAAACTGTTTCAACAACTTCGTAAACATCTGGATACTCTTTTTTAAATGCTTCAAGTTCTTCTTGAGACTTCGGAGCTTTATAGGTTTGTCTATTTTTAGTAGCTTCTTCTAATAGCTCTTGCTCTCTTGATTTAAACTCACTAAGCTTTGTATCGTAATGTTTCTTTAAATCATCGTATCGCTTTTTGTAGTCTGGTCGCTTGTAAGGTTTATCCTCACTTGCTTCCTGTTCTACGGGTTGCTCTACTTCCTCAGTTGATTCTGCTTTAGTTGGTTCTCTAAAGAACATCCCATCAGCACTTTCAAATGGTTTATCTTCTTCGTTACTATGCCATGATTTTTTTTCGTTATAAGGATTGGCATTTTCCT